AGTTTTTATTTTTCGTTATTTCTTCTGAGCAGATACCCATTCGTAAATTGCAACAGCACCTCTGCTCTTTACATGGTCTGGAATATTACCAGCAGTACCTCTGTTGGCACCACCTACTTTAAGACCATAATCTCTTGCAGCTTTCTTGTATTCAGCTAGTTCACTCTCAGTTTTACGTGAATATTCTGTGGTCTTCTGACCCTTTACAATCCAATATGCTTTTTCTAAAGTTAGAGTTTTATCTGCCATTAGTAATTTGGCTATGTCTGTTTTATATATTTGTAGGTCTGGATTTTCTTTTTTAAAATTATCTAAAGCAATTTGTCTTTTATTTAATTCAGCTTCTTGACGAAGAGGCTCAATCATTTCTTTCATACGTTTAGCAACTTCTGCTTGTATCTTTGCTTCGATAGAAGTTGGATTAAATGGGTCTAGCTCTCCTGTAAATCCTTCTGCTTCTTTGGAAACCCTATCATAGAAACCACTTTCAAGCATTGCTTTGCGGTCAGCATCTAATTGTTTACGAGCTTCTGATAGGCTCTGAGTTTTCTTGGTGTAGTCAGCACGAAGATTTGCAATTAACTTTTTACCATCTTCTGGTAGGTCTTCATAAACCTTAGCGTAATTTAAACCTTTTGTTTCGCTTAGGCCATAATCTGGAGCAGTATCAATTGAGACTTCAGTTATATCTTTTTCTTTTACTCTGGTATTTTCTTCAGCTACTCTTTCGGTTTCTCTTTCTGCTTTAGCTCTTGCTTCTTCTAAAGCTTTAATTGCAGTCATTCTTGTTTGAGCTTGAGGGCTATTTCCTACAGAAACAGGTGTAGAAGTAGCTGATGCTTCTCCTACCCCATTGTTCCCTGCGGGAGTTGGGGTTGAGGTATTATCCATATTTTATTTCCTTATTTTGATTTGTTAAGTTTTTTAAGTGCTTTCTTATAAAGCCCGCACCCATAGGCTTTGGCAGGTTTAGGTCTGCCAACAATTCTCTGAGTAGATGCTTTAACGTCGTTGGTCATTAGCTCATTCTACTCATCATTAAATTATCCATATCTTCTTCGGCAGGAGCAGGTGTTTCAACCTTAACTTCTACTTCGGTTCCTTCACTCTCTCCCATCTTAGGAGCTGACTTTAAAAACATTTGAAAGTCACGGTTCTTAGAAAGAAGAATTATTTTACCAGCAGCCATTTGTAGGGCTCTGCTGTCAACCAATACATCAAGTGCTGGAACCAAGTCTGGAAGCATAGCATCAGAAGCAGCAGCGGTAATCATAGAAACAGCCTTGACTATTTCTGTTGGAAGTTTGCCCTTAACATCCCCTTCAACTGGAGGAATTGGTGGAAGGCTTGGGTCAAACAGAGGAAGTATTTTATTAATACTATCTATCAAAGCATTAAGAGAACGGCTATCGTAAGAACCTTCTGGAGCTACGCTTTCCATATCCTCGTCATATTCGGCATCCATTTCTCCTGCCACTTCCATTGCTTTCTCTTCCATGCCAGCTAATTCATCCTCAGCTTCTGGGGAAGATAAAGCCATTAAATCTTCTTTTGCCATTATTAGTCTCCTACAATAAGTTTTATTTTTCTATAATCCAGAATTAATATCGCTATCCAATAAACCTTTTCCTTTTAGATTATCGACAGAGAAGGTTTCAGCCAAAGCTCTTTCAACAGAACCTGTTTCTTTTTTAATCCTTTCATAAGTAGCCACATCTTTTATGTGAGTATCTGTATCAACAATTTGTTTGTGAACTAAATCGTCTACTGCTCCCTTGCCACCTATGTCGGAAGAAGAGACTAATCCATTATCTTTAATCCACTTTTCTTTTTCCATTGAGTTATTAAAGTGTCTTCCAAGAGAACGGTCAAACCCACCACCTGTATCTCCCCATCTGCCAGCGGTTTTTGCTGGAGCAGTAACTAATGCTTTTAATTTACTATTACAATCATAACAATGTTGAGCTTCTTTATTTTCAAATTTAACTAATCTATCAGATTGTTTCTTACAGGTGTAACACATATATTCATAAATTGGCATTATCTAACTCCAGTATTTGGTAGTAGGGGAGAAATGTTTTTAACAGAAGGATTTTGTACGGCACCTAGAGGAGTGGGTGCTACCTGTGGAGGAGTAGCTGCTGGAACCGCTCCTTCTTGTTTAGTCATTAAATCTTTAATTGCTTCAGCCTTAAATGTTTCTGGAAGATTTAAGACACGGACCACTTCATTAAGGATGAGTTCTTTGGGCACTCCAAGCTCCACCAAGGTAGGTATGTTAGCAAGGAGCTGTCCTTTATTGATTGCTTCCGAGATGGGCGTAGAAGAGCTGTCAGCAGCGTAAACAGAGAAGTCTCCCATTAAGTCCTCTGGAGTAACAGCAGATAATTTTCCATCAAGAAACACAATCTGTTTCATTCCTTCTGTTAGATATAATCCCAACACAGAAAGATAAATCTTGACCATGTTCTCAATAACAGCATCACGCTCTCTAGCCAATCTTCCTATCTCAGACGACGTATAAGCAGCAAGAGCAGCAGTTTCTGCCGCTGTAATCTTTGTAGCTTCTCCTCTCGTAAAGGGAGCCATAATAGAACCCTTATCTTTATCAGCAACAACCTGACGATAATACTGTTCCAACTCTGGGGGTGTTGGATTTTGAGGTAGAGCTTTAACAATTCCTTCAAGACTTTCATCCTCTATCTCAATAAAGATACCATCAATACCTGCGGTAATCTGGGCCATCTGTTCGCTATCAAGAGAACCTTTCTTTACAAGATACTGACGAGAAGCTTTACGGACAGCATTAGCTTGGAAGCTTCGGATAATATTCATCTCAAAGATTTGGTCGTATACTCGCTTCATTGCAGAGTAACCTTCCAATGGAGTATCTGGAATTCTATTAAAGTAGAATGGAGCAATAGGTGGTTGAGCTTTTCCATCCCATGTACGGAAAGGAATAGCTACCTTCTCTTCCATTAATATCTTATCTTCTTTCCAGTTAGGAGAATAGAAGATTAAACGGTCTTCTACCAAATCATACAATTCAAATATCTTTATGTATTCAAAGGTAGAAGAAGGTTCTGTATGGTCTTCCAGCTTTTCTTTCTCAAAATAAAGAGTAGAGATTTTAGACATTGGTGTCCAATCTTTGTTCCCAAACTTCTCATCTGCTTCCTGTACTGGAAGATAATAAATATGTCCAACATACTTCTGCAAATCCCAACGAGGAGCATCATAATCTACAACAACTTCCCAAGGAGGAATTGCTACAGGTAGAACTTTCTGTAGGAGATTTTCACTATCTACTGGAACCAACTTAATAAATGAATGGGTATAGATAAGAGCCATACGAGAAGCACTCTCAATCTCTCTACGGCTTCGCTCAAGAAATTCATTAGAGATAAACTGAGCTTTCTTTATATTACCTTTATTCTCTAAGCCTGTCTTTAATACAACGTTAGGATGTTTAGCATAGAGAGAAGCAATATAACTTTCTATAAAAGCATAGCCTTCAGATACTTGAACTTGTAGCTGAGTATCTTTCCATCCAACAACAACTCCCTGTTCATCCCAGAAGTTTGTTTCGTATGCTGCCTTGTACCTTCTCATCTCTCCACGTTTCTTATCCCAATAAGAGTTATGATAGGAAAGAATGTTTTTAATATCTTTTATCTTCATCTACAAGTTCCCTCTAATAATAGTTCTTTTTTTTGTATTCATATCCGACAGGCTTATAAGCTAATGGAATGCCAGCAAAAGCTTGTGCTCTCTTTTTCTTTTTCCATTCTTCTATTGGATTAACACGTTCTTCTCTCCAGACTTCTTTACCCTTTAAAGCCCAGTACGCAATCATAGTAGAGAATAATAAATCATCATGTTCTCCTTTAGGATGGTCTGGTCTATCTCCAATCCAAGAACAAGTTTTAATTTGATGCAGTAAATCTTTATCTATCTCTACTATAATTTCATCTTCTATTATTTCTTTAAAGTTAGAGAATAGACGATTACGATTTGACATAGTGGTAGTAAACCATCTACCATCTTTATCTTTCCAAAGCTTCTTATATCCCCAACTTACTAGGGCTTCTATAACAGAGGCACCATAAGAATTAGCTTCTACAATAATTTGTGGGTTAGAATAATCTAAAGCTGTTTCATATAACTCTTGAGCAAAGGTTCTAGGTGTTAAAGTATTGGAGAGATAATGATAGACAGGTTGCATAGTAGCATTGTGTATAACAGTAAAGGCTGAATAATCTCCACCTACTCCAGCAGCTATGTCAACTCCTATTGTATAATTATCTCCATCAATTATCTGATGTTTATATTTTCTTTTCTCTCTGCTTCCTAAAGATAAAGACCTTATCTCTTCACACTTATCATTCCAGAAATAAGGAATAGTTTTACTTCCCTT